GAGAATGGCACATTAACTGCATGCCCGCTCCAGTAGGCGTCACCAACATTTGTAAAGACCCCAAGGCAGAAGCCCTAATCGGTTACGAGAAATTCAAATCACAAATGGAGAGAAAACCCGATGTCGAAGAAACAGACGATGCCGACCAAGAATGGAACCTCTACGTTAAGCCGTTTCTCGAGAGAGAAAGGGAGAGGAAAGGTCTCAAAACGACCGACCCCTGGATGGTCCAGTAAAAGGAGGGCCATGTTCGAGTTGAAGAGAGCTGACAGAAACAGGGAGAAACATGTCATAGATCTTCATGAAATGCATATGAACGGGCCACACGTGCCTTTTCCAGGTAACGAACCTTCTTCCTCGCCAGTTTTCAACCCCAACGTTGGCACCCAACCCGAACCCAACCTCCACAACTTTTCTACTGGCGCCCGTCGCTCCACAGACGCTGACGACGTTCGACTCGACCTCATCTGCCCCACCGGCCTTCTCCGGCTCGCAAAGATCTACAACGAAGGCGCCGTAAAATATGGTGACACCAACTACACTAAGGGGATCCCGATCGCCAATCTTCTCAACCATGGTGAAAAACACCTCGCGCTCTGGAAGAGCGGCGACCGCTCCGAAGACCACCTCGCCAAGGTTGCGTGGGCGATGTTTTCAGCTATGCACATGAACTCGAACTGCAAACACCATATGACTATCATCGGTAACCAAGACGCCGATCTCGAATACACAACCCTACAGAAAGTGCTGGTGCCAATCCGGTGATCAACCCTTTCAACCAATCGCTGATCGAAAACGGCGTCCGCTACATCCTCAAAGGTCTCGGTTGCGACCTAAAAGACCGCAATTTCACTGACACCCCTGAACGTTACGCCCGCGCCATGCTTGAGATGTTTCAACCTCCGGAGGTCGACTATGCGACGTTTGAAGAAGACCACACCGATTTTATCCTCCTCCATGGTCATAAACTGTGGAGCTTATGTCCTCATCACCTGTTCCCTGTATCTTTTACAGTCTCCCTGGCTTACATCCCCAATGGAGAGGTGTTGGGTCTTAGTAAGCTTGCTCGTCTCTTACACGACATTAATCGTGGTCCGCTCCTCCAAGAGCGGTTTACCGCCCAGGTTGTGAAGAAAGTTCGAACCGAACTCCCTAAGTGTGGCGGCAGCGCGTGTATAGTACACGGGGTTCACGGTTGCGCCCAAATGCGTGGCGTCCATACGAAGGCCGAGTTTACTACCTATCGTCTTGAGGGGTTATTTGAAAAAGACGCCACCTACGAACACCGGTTCTTTGAACTCGTGAGGAGGCAGATATGAGTGAGATTACCACCACCGACTTCCAAGTCATCAACCCGTTTAGAGAATATATCAGCCTGGATCAATATTTATTCGGATTGCTCCGGCATTGTGAAATGGAAGCGCGTAAAAGCCATCAAAGCGAAGACCTGATTAAAGAGGGCAGCGCAACCACTCTCCTCGAATTTATCGTGATGAAGAAAGGAGACTTCTCCGTTATCGAGCACGCCTCCCTAACCGTCGACGTTCGAACCGACCGAGGTATCACCCACGAACAGGTTCGTCATCGTCTCTTCAGCTACACCCAAGAATCAACACGCTTCGTCAACTACGTCAAAAAGATGCCGGCTTCGTTTCTCTACCCGCGGCCCGACGACCCAGAAATGGATATCGACTGGCTTGCTGGTATTGAATATGTTGAAAGAACCTACCAGAAACTGATTGCCAAGGGCTGGCGCCCGCAAGAGGCGCGTAGTGTTATGCCTAACGCCCAAAAAGCAGCTATTGGTATTACCGGTAATATGCGTAATTGGCGCCATGAGTTGATTATGAGGACGACGAAGGAGTCACACCCCCAGATAAAGGAGTGGACGATACCGCTTTTAGAGTGCTTAAAACACACTTGCTGGGGGTGGCTATTCACCGACATCGAACCCAACCAATCCCAAGAAATTGCCCTATCGAGGCCAAGATGACCAAACCAGAAACCTGCCTAGGGTGCCCGTACTATTCGCGCACCCTAGTAGAAGGAGATGGATATGTCGGAGCCGAACTCATCATCGTTGGACAAAGTCCTGGAGAGCAAGAAGCCCGAGAAGGAAAACCGTTTGTCGGGGCTTCTGGCCAGATTCTTAATCGAGCGCTTCGTTCGGCGGACATCTCCCGCAACCAAAACTACGTTACTAACGTTGTCAAGTGTTTTGTTCCTGCTGGAGAGAAAGTGGAAGCTGAGGCAGTTAGAAAATGCAAACCCCTTCTTGACGCCGAGTTGCACACCCTTACAAAGGCACGCACTATTCTGGCTGTTGGCACCGAGGCCTTCAACGCGATCTCTGGAAAGGAGTTGAAACTTGTCCATAATCGAAAATCTGCAGAGTCCAACCCCCGTGCTTGGTTACGAGGTACTCCCCTCAGAGTGGGAAATCACACCATCATCGGGACTCTCCATCCAAGCTTCGTCATGCGAAGTGGATTTCTCAATGCCCCTACCTTCGAACATGACGTTAGAAGAGCTGGGGAGTTTGCTTCAGGCGCTCGAAGGATCCCAGACGACCATCAGATTACGTCTCCAAGTGATAGGGAAGTTGAGGAGTATACCCAGCTTATTATGGCACGCGGTGAGGGCTCTCTGGATATTGAAACTCCAGAGGTTACCGCTGATGAAGACGAATCCGACGCAATTGTTGAAACTCCTATTAGCCTTATCGGGCTCTCCGCTAACATTGGTGAGAGCATCTCGGTTAACCCTGGTCAGTTCCCATTGCTTGATCCACTGCTCGGGGATAACACTCCACGAGAGAGAACGAGATTATGGGTCTACAACGGAGGTTTTGACTTTTTACATCTCGGCAGACGTTGGCCAATGCTTTTTGTGGAACCAGCCGATGCTATGATTGCGTTCTTTTTGCTTTGGTCGGACGTGATGTCGTTCGACTTTGCCACCGCCGCCTCGTACTACGCTAACTTCGGGTATTATAAGAACTGGCGTAAGCTCGACCCATATCGCTACGAAACTATCGGCAACTGTCGTGACACTTATGGCGCGATGCAGATAGGCCAGGAGTGTTTAAAAGAGATGCGCAAGAAACCCGTCTCGATGGAACCGCTCTTCTGGTCTCTCATGCCAGTGATCAAAGCCGTTGAACCTTGGCGCACCCTCGGTTGCAACTACGACACCGCAGGCTCGATGCGCACCTACCTACAGCTAATGAAGATGCTCGAGGGTTACGAAACCTGGTGGAGTCAAAACATCCCTCGATGGGATTGGAGCTCGCCCAAGCAGTTGGTCGAGATGTTCACCGCCCTCGGTGTCAAAGTGCCGTTGAAAAAACGTCCTAACGGCAAATTCTCACCTACCGTCGACGACGACGCGCTCGAAACCATGGAGAAGAAAAGTGGATCATCAGTCATCCCCCTTATCCGAGAAATGCGCACGCTCCGAAAAGCCTCAGATTTTGTTAACCTTGCAGATCGGGACGGACGCGTTAGAACTCGAGCTAAACTGCACGGACAGGCTGGCGGCCGAATTCAGCTCGTTGATAAAAGCCTCCAGACTATCCCAGAAACCCTCGCAGGAACCTACCCACGTTCACTTATCATCCCAGATCATCCGGATGATCTCATCCTTATCAGTGATTTCAGCCAGGCTGAGTTCTTTATCTACGCCTGGTACACCCAAGACCCCGCACTCTTAGAGATACATGCGTCAGGAGATTATTGTTATGGCTTCTTCCACGAAGAGATCTGGAAAGAACCGTTCTTTGAAGCGGGGAAACCACGCCAAAAAAAGTTCATGCGCAAAGACCTCGAGCCGTGGAAGCTCCTCGTCACCAAGTCCTACCCGCTCGGAATTACCTACGGGCGAACCGCAATTGACTCTCAATATAAATGGCTCTTGGACTGGTATCATAAGAAGTTTACAAGAGTTAACCCGTTCCACAGCTCTCTTATATACCAAGCAACTAACGCCGGCTTCCTTCAAACGTGCTTTGCGAGAATGCGAAGATTCCCCAATGCTAAAGGGCAGCGGAACCAGATTCTCGCTTTCCCAGGCCAAACTACCTTGCCCGACATCCTCATCCGAAACGCTATCCTCCCACTTGGGAGAAGCCTTCCAGCGAATTTTGGAGAACGATCCCGCGTCCTTTTCACGGTCCATGATAGCGTCATTTGCAACATTCATGGAGCAGCACGCAGTTATAAAGTTGCAGCCAACGCTATCGACCATGTCACTGAGACGCTCCAACAACCCATCCTAGAGATGAACGGGTTTAATTTGTATGCAGAGACAAAGATTGGGCCTAACTGGTCTGAGAATTATGGTCAACACAAACTAGAAGGATGGTGGAACTCGCGTGGACCCCAAATTCCAATCTAAGTGTGAGCAATTCATCGGGTTGTGTGAAGGCAAACGTCACTCGGTGGCCGGTCCCGTGTTTGCTGGGGTCTCCGAGTTCCTTAAGACCGTCCAGCCCCACCACCTCGGTGTGGACGACAAGCAGAGGTTGATATCCGCCGTCTGCGGCTGCTTCCAACTCTCACGCGACCAACTACTCGAACTAACCTATAAGGTGTCCTGCAATGGCCAAGACTACTCCCGATTCAAATCCTCCGGACTCGAAGCCGCAGCCGCCGAACGAGATCTGGATGCCCTCATTCCACGGCAAGGTTTACTACGACATTACATTGATTACACCCGAAACTCTGAACCACCTTTGGCATATCATTTCTTCAGCGCGCTTATCGGAATTGCAGCGACTGTTAATCGTCGCGTTTACCTCCGATGGGGATTATTTAATTACTACCCAGCCACGGGAGTTATCCTTGTGGGTCCATCAGGCCTCCGAAAAACGAGTGCGAGTGATGTTGTTGTTAACATCCTCCACGATCTCCAACTCATCGACGTCTATGCCGAAAAGATCACCCCAGAAGCCCTCATCGACGCGCTCAAAGGGGAGAACGCGACGGGGTTAATCTACGCCCCCGAGATGGCAGTTTTCATCAACAAGAAGAAGTACAACGAGGGCCTAATCGAGCTCATAACGCGTTGGATGGATTGTCCAGACATCTGGAAATCTAACACCATCATGCGAGGGAAAGGTATCCTCCACAACATCGCGATTAGCTCTTTGATGTGTTCCACCCCAGACTGGCTCATGGATAATCTCCCCGAGGGCACGTTTGGTGGTGGTTTCATCGCGCGCTTCATCCTCTGTGTCCAAGAAACTAACACGAGGATTATTACCAAACCAGAGCCATTGGACTCCTCCGACCGTGAACGCATCAAAATGGAGTTAGCCTACCTACACACCTTTCAAGGGGAGATGGAGTTATCAGATGAAACCTATCGAGCTCACGATAAATGGTACCATAACCATAAACATGCATCCGAACATCCAGAACATGAGTTACTTGGGACTTACTACCAGCGTAAACAAGGTCATGTACTTAGAATGGCGATGTGTTTACACCTTGGAACACATTACGATACCGATTCGCCTATGATTGTCTGTGAAGAGTGTCATGATACGGCGGTCAAAATTTTGGACTGGAACGAACAGTTTCTGCCGAACCTGTTCAGGCAACTCTTCAAGACGGCTGTAGGAATCGAACAAGGCGAACTTGTCTACACCATCAAGTCGGCTGGAGGGGCTATGTCACATACGGCGCTGCTCCGCAAACTACAACACAAGTTTGACGCAACTAAGATTCGTTCTCTCACCAACAGCCTCAAAGAAGCCGGCATGCTTCGAGAGGAAAACGGGATGTTGGGTCACATGTACGTATTGGAGGGGTGATGTTTAAAGACTTTACAGATGAAGAGTTAGAGAAAATGGCTGAGGTGTTAGCAGACTTGCATTGTAGCGAGCCCCGTGGAACAGAAACTTGGCTAGTTGAAAAAGATATACAGTTACATAAGTTACGGGTCTCAACAGACGGGTGGAGGTAACTGGTGGCTGAAAACTGGCAGAAAATTGCACGCAGTCTGGGTTACATCGACGAGAAAAACATGTGGTACAACCTCTACACGGTTGACGGTAACTCTATCGACAACCTTTATCAACGGTTGGGATATGCCACCCACACGATTAGGAAGCGGCTCAAGGTGTGTAATATCGAGGTGCGGAGCCGTGGTGGCTCGAACGGTGCCACGCCTCCAGCATTAAACATCCTCTTCCATATCGACCAACGGATCATCTGGAGCCGCACGATTAAAGAGCTAACGGAACTCACCGGCTGTTCGCCAGCCGTCATTTCAAGATACCGTACAACATCACAAGGAGGAGAATAAATGGCAGTAATCACTTTCAAATACAAATACCCCATCGAACAGACAATGGAGTTTGAACAGCAATACAAAGAACAACTCCAGATGGAGTTGCAAGAGAAACGTGAACTCACCAAAGATTCCTTTACTGTGTGGATGTTTGTAGATGACGTTTTGACGGGTGAGATATATGGATTACCCTTCGAAAATCTTGACGAGGAGATAGAAGGTTGTTCTATCTTCACCGAAGATGAATACGCAATATACCTCTACTCTATAACAATCCTACCCACGTTCCAACGTCAAGGTTATGGAGAGATCCTTCTCTCCTACTGGCTTGGGCTGGTTGTTGCAGGAGGATACTCAACTGTGATTGGACATTTTAGACCTGGAGGCAGTACAGCCCTTGCTAAAAAGTTTGGTGGAAAATCTCAAGAACTGTTCCATGATTGGTATGGAACAGGGGAAGACTATGAAATGTTCTTAATTGAACTAAAGGGAGGGATCTAGATGGACTTTTGCATCATCACCCCAGCCGCCGGCCTCGAACGCTACGCGACGTTGTCAAACACCCACCTCGTCTTGGCACAGGTCAAAAACACC